TCTCTGCCCGGGTGCATTGCTCCCCGCCCTCCCATCTGGGACTGGCGGGGCTTTTGGAGAGCGTCCGGCTGGACGAGGAACGCGCCCGCTAAGCGCGTAACGGGCTAACCACCGTTCGGGGTTCGAGTCCCCGGTTCTCCGCTCAGGAAGGTTGGCCCACGGGGGCAAGCCGTCTCGAAAACGGTCGCGGGTAGCACCGTAGGGGGTTCGACTCCCTCACCTTCCGCAAGGTCAACTACAGACAGGAGCGTGTGCGCGTGGCCGAGACGACCACGCGGCGTGCAGCCCTGCGCCAGAACACCCGCAAGCAGACGTCGAAGGCCGAGGCTCAGCGTCTCGTCCTCGAGAAGATCAGCCAGGGCCACAGCGTCCGGGATGCCACCGCGGCGGCTGGCCGGTCGGTCGAGACGTACCGCGACTGGCAGAAGAACGACGCCGCGTTCGCCGCCGAGCTGGCGAAGATCCGCGCGGGCATCACCGAGGTCAAGGACTCTGGCCCGCAGAACGTCCCCGACTTCGAGACGTTCTGCCGCGACTACCTGCACGAGCCGCTGTTCACGCATCAGCTCCGCGGCCTCGACGTCCTCGAGGGCCGCGAGCCGCGGAAGATGCACCCCGCGATCACCTACGAGCGCGGTGACCTCGGGCGCATCCTGATGAACTTCCCGCCCAACCACGCGAAGACGACCAGCTTCTCGATCAACTACGTCGTGTGGCGGATCCACTGCGACCCGAACGTGAAGATCGCGATCATCTCGAAGTCGCAGGGCTTCGCGAAGAAGATCCTCGCCGCGATCAAGATGCGGCTCACCAGCAACGCCTACCGCGAGATGCACATGGCGTTCGCGCCGGAGACGAAGGAAGGGCTCCGCGCCTGGCGCGACCCGGACCAGTCCTGGTCCGCGACGCAAATCTACGTCCAAGGCAAGGGCGACGGCGAGAAGGACCCGACGGTCGAAGCCGTCGGTCTCGGCGGCCAAATCTACGGTGGCCGCTTCGACATCATCATCTGTGACGACGTCATCGACAACGAGAACGCTCACCGGTACGAGGACCACATCGACTGGCTGATGACGATTCTCGACTCGCGTCTTCCGCCGGACGGCGGCCTGATGATGGTCCTCGGGACGCGCATCGCCTCGCTCGACCTGTACGGCGAGCTGCGTAAGCGCGAGGACGAGGACGGCAAGCAGTTCTTCACCTACCTGGCGCAGCCGGCAGTCCTCGACTACGGCGACGGGCCGCCCGACACGTGGACGCCGCTGTGGCCGTGGACCAACGGCAGCCCGGACCACCCGGACGCCGAGGAGCGGTGCGCCAACTGCTACGCCTCGGCGTGCACATGCGACGACCCGCGCATCGAGTGGCTGATCCCGCGGTGGACCGGCCCGCGCCTCGCAAAGAAGCGGTTCCCGCTCGGCGAGCGCCGCTGGTCGCTGGTGTGGCAGCAGCAGCAGGTGCCGGACGACGCCACCTTCTCGCAGCGCGCCGTCGAAGCATCGATCAACGCGATGCGTTCGCCCGGCCTGATGACGAAGGAAGGCATGGGCCACCGTGCCGGCGGCATGGACGGCCTGTACGTCGTGGGCGGCCTCGACCCGGCCACGGTCGGATGCACGGCGATGATCGTCGCCGGCCTCGACCGCTTCGCCGAGAAGCGCTACATCCTCGACGGCTTCAACCAGGCCGGGGCGTCCCCCACCACGATGCGGGAGACGATCAAGCGCCTGACCGACACCTACGGCATCCACGAGTGGGTGATCGAGCGCAACGCCTTCCAGAAGTTCCTCACCGACGACCCCGAGCTCAAGCGGTTCCTGCAGTCGCGCGGATGCAAGCTGACCGCGCACTACACGAACACGAACAAGGTCGACCCCGACTTCGGTGTCATGTCGATGGCGCCGCTGTTCGAGTCGTGCGGACGTCCACCGGAGAAGAACACCGGCGGGCGATGGGTCCGCACACCGGACACCGCGCTGATCGAACTGCCCCGAGTGCAGGACTCCGCGTGGGCGTCCGAGCTGGTGAAGCAGCTCATCACCTGGGAACCGACCGGACTGTCCGGCCTGGTCAAGTCCGACCTGGTCATGGCGCTGTGGTTCACCGAGATCGCGTTCAAGCGCGTACTCGGCCGCAGCCGCTCGATGGGGTCGCACGTCCCCAACCCGTTCGCGTCGAAGGCACGCCTTCGTGAGCGCGACGTGGTCGATCTCCGCGCCTACCGAGAAGCAGCGATGAACGAAGGGCTTGCCGGGTGACCTCTCCCTCTGTCATGCCGACCGGGCCGTCGTACGCCCCGCACCAGGTCACGCACCACGTCTCCCGCATGAGGGACGCCGCGCTCGAGCGCGACGCCGCCATGTCGAAGGTCCGTCTCGTCCGTGACGGAAAGTTCTCCGACGTCTGGCCCGACCAGTTCTCCGAGAAGTACCCGACGGCGATCGTCGCGAACTTCGTCGACGTCGCCGCGCGCGACCTGGCCGCTAACCTGGCGCCGCTGCCGGCGCTGGCCTGCGCGAGCGGCAACATGCGGACCGACGCCGACAAGCGCCGCGCCGAGAAGAAGAACCGGATCGGCTCGCACTACTGGCGCGTCTCCGATCTCGAGTACCACCTCAAGACCGGCTGCGACCAGTACTTCACCTACGGCTTCCTGCCGTTCTACGTCGAGCCCGACTTCGACCGGAAGTCGCCGCGCATCGTCGTCGAAGACCCCGAGGGCGCCTACTACGACCTCGACCGTCGGATGAACGTCCGCCGGTACGCGAAGGTGACCCGCTGGTCGATCGAAGACCTCTGCGCGCAGTACCCCGAGCTCGAGAACACGATCAGGTACAACCAGTTCGGTCAGCCGTTCAAGGGCGTCGACACCGAAGTCATCCGCTACGTGGACGACACCTGGGTGATCGTCTACCTGCCCGAACGCAACAACACCGTCGTCACCTCCTACCAGCACGGCATGAAGGACGACCGCGGCCGTCCGATCGCGCCGGTGCACATCGCGATCCGCCCGGGTCTGCACCTGAACCCGCGCGGCCAGTTCGACGACGTGCTCTACGTCCAGCTCGCGCACGCCGTGTTCGCCGCCCTCACCCTCGAGGCAGCGCACAAGTCGGTGCAGGCGCCGCTCGCGGTGCCCAGCGACATCAACGAGCTGCAGATCGGGCCTGACGCCCTGCTCGTCACCGACAACCCGGAGAAGGTGCAGCGCGTCCCGCTGCAGGTTCCGCAGTCGGCGTTCGTCATGGGCGAGCAGCTGCAGGAGGAGATGAAGGAGGGAGCCGGCTACCCGGACTCCCGCCTCGGCAACGTCACCTCGTCAGCCATCACCGGCCGCGGCATCTCCGCCCTCGAGGGCGGCTTCGACTCGCAGATCAAGAACGCCCAGGACGTTATCAAGCTCGCGCTGATCAAGGCGACCGAGCTGTGCTTCCGCATGGACGTCCTACTGTGGGGCCGGACGACGAAGACGATCAACGGCACGATCTCCGGCGAGTCGTTCGAGCTCACCTACACGCCGCGCAAGGATATCGGCGACAACTACTCGTGCGACGTCTCCTACGGCTTCGCCGCCGGCACGTCGCCGAACAGCGCGATCGTCACGCTGCTCCAGCTGCAGGGCGGCGGCATCATCGGCAAGGACACGTTCCGTCGCCAGCTGCCGTTCGACGTCGACATCGACCAGGTGCAGCGCGAGCTGGACATCGAACTGCTCAACGGCGCGATCCTGCAGGGGATCGCGGCCGGGCTGCAGGCCACCGGGCAGATGATCGCTCAGGGCATGGAGCCGCAGGCCGCCCAATACTTCCAGGCCGCCGCGCAGATCATCCAGGGCCGCCGCGAAGGCAAGGACCTGGCGGCGCTCGCGCTCGCCGCGTTCCCGCCGCCCGAGCCTCAGCCGGAGGCGCCCCCTGGCGTGCCCGGCGCGCCGGACGCTGGCGCCGCGGGCGACCAGCTGCCCGGTGTGGGCGCGAACGGTCTGCCGACCGGCGTCGCGCCCGGCCAGGCCGGCATGGCGCCCGGCGGACGTCCCAGCGTCACCGACCTGACCGCGGGATTCACCGGGTCGGGCGCTCCGGCAATGAACGCGCAAATCTACCGAAGGGTGCCGACCGGGTGATCCTCGTGTTCCGCTCGAAGCGGGTCTCGCTCGACCTGGCGCTCGGCGCCCGCGAGAACGCGGAGCGCCGCGGCGAGCTCGAAGACGAAGACGACGAGATCGTCTCGGTGGGCGGCCCGATGATCCAGGTCGCGCCGGACGGCTTCGGCTTCCGACCCCAGGAGGATGACGACTGATGGCGAACGGGCACGGTGGTCACCGCAAGCCGAGCAACCCGGCGCCAGCCTCCGGGCCGGGCCGGCTCTCCCGCCGCACCGACGGCGGCCCCGGGCAGAAGCTGATGGTGCCGGACGGTCAGCCGTACGGCGACCGGCAGGGCCTGCTCGACCAGGAGAAGACCGCGGCGCTCGCGCAGGTCGACAGCATCCCGACCCCGCAGATCAGCGCGCCGCCGGCGCCCGCCGGCCAGGGCTACACGGGCCCCGGCATGGGCGACCCGACGACGCGGCCGAACGAGCCGATCACCACCGGCGTCGACATCGGCGCCGGTGCCGGGCCGGAGGCTCTGACGCTTCCGGCCGCACAGCAGCCGTCCGGCTTCGTGACGCAGACGCTCGCGCAGCTGGCGCCCACCGACACCACCGGCACCCTGGCAAAGCTCTATCTGATCGCGAAGCAGCGAGGAGTCTGACGTAGATGACGGTCCCCGCCCCGACCACCCCGACCGCGTGGGACCAGGACACACACGTCGACTTCGACGCCGTCGACCGGCTCAACTCGATGGTCAGCGGCAACGACAACCTGATCACCGAGCCTGGCCTGGTGGCCGCGCTCTGGAAGGGCAACGCGACCCCGCAGCAGGCGCAGGCGATCGACCAGTTCGTCGGCGGCCTGCACGCCGAGGCGAAGGTCCGCACCGCGGCGGCATCCGGCACGCAGATCCCGCTGAGCGACACCGAGCAGGCGTACCTCAACGGCATGGGGATCGACTACTCCCAGGTGATCAAGCAGCCGATCGCGCCGCTGGACCAGCTGCGCGCGCAGATGGCCGCGAAGGGCCTGCAGCCGGTCGTCGACAAGAACGGCCACGTCGAGGTGGATGCCAACGGCAACCCGAAGACGGAAGCCCTCGAGCAGCCCGAGCAGCACTCGAGCGGCGGAGGCTTCTGGTCGAGCGTCGGCCACATCGTCAGCTCGGTCGGCCACGGCATCGTCCGTGGCACGAAGGACGCGCTGTCCGGGCTGAACAAGGCGTGGAACTACACCTCGTCCGAGGTGTCGCAGGGCGTGCACCACTTCTACAGCGACACCCCGAGCATGATCACCGCCGGCCAGCAGGGCGCGGTCACCTCGGCAATGTCCGGCGGCCAGGCGGTGCACGTCGACAACACGACGGCGGCCGACCGCCAGGCGAAGCAGAACGAAGACGAGCTGATGCGTCAGCTCGGCTACGACCCGACCAGCTTCATGTCGCGCGCCGCCTTCCGCGCGCGCGGCTTCACGTTCAACGACACCTCAAGTGCTGCGAACTCGTGGGACTCGCAGTCGGAGACCGACAAGCTCGGCATGGACGGCCAGCAGGCCGTCGTGCAGGCCGAGGCGTTCGTCGACGACCCGAAGCAGTACATGAGCAACATCCTGTCCGACACGTCGCTGAGCGACGACGAGCGCGCGGCCCGTGTCGCGCTGGTCAACTCGCCGCAGTTTGCGACGCTGGTCAAGCAGGTCACCGGCTCGCGCCAGAACATCGGCACCGACTTCGCGGACGCGATCGGGCTGGACCCGGTCACGCACTCGACCGCCTTCAAGATCACCTCCGCGGCGGCGGACACCGCGGCCTCGTTCTTCGCCGACCCGCTCGCGATCGGGCTCGGCACCGTGGCCGCTGTCCAGCGAGACGCGACGGCGATCAAGAACTTTGCCGACGCCGGCCGCATCACCGACATCCTCACGCGCCCGGCCGCGCCGCTCGGCGCGACCCGGCGCGTGCAGAACTACGTGCGTGACATGGTCTCGCTGGGCCAGCAGGCCCACGACGCCGCGGGCGACACTGTGAAGCTCGCGCAGATCCAGGCGAAGGCACAGGCCAACCCGCTGGGCGGTCTGCTCGCCGACTTCATCGGCGAGAGCCAGATCCTCGGGCGCAAGGGCGAGGACGCCGCGCTCGAGGCGTTCAGCAACGGCGAGCGCGCCGACACGGCGCCGTACGTCGTCGGGCACGGCGAGCCGATCGACACCTACGAGAAGGCCGTCGAGTACCTGGCGTCCCGTGACGGCCTGTTCCGCCTTATGGGTGGCCGCGCCCCGGTCGAGTTCTCGACCATGCCGGGCGCGCTGTCGTCCTACGGCTACTCGAAGCTCAAGGGCACCGTCGCGTCGTGGAACACGGCGTGGACGGCCGGCCGCACGCAGAAGGCCGCGGCCGACCTGCTCGTGCGCGCGTCGAAGGACGACGCCCTCCGTGGCGCCCTTCTCGACGACGGCACGATCGCCCGCATCCTGCCGCAGAGCGACGACGCGGTGGACTTCCTGTCCGGCCAGGTGGTCGCGGCCCGCGAGGCGGTCGACTCGGCGAAGGCGACCCTCGCCGGCGCCACCGGCGCCGACCGGGCTGCCGCGCTCACTCAGGTGGGCGCCGCTCGGCAGGGGCTCGCCTCGGCGAAGCGCGCGCTCGCCGGACGGACGGCCGAGCTCGCCGACGAGTCCCCGCTGGCGGTCACGCCGAAGGGTCTCGGGCAGCTGCGCGCGAACAAGCTGCGCTACGGCCTCGCATCTGCGCCGAGCACGAAGCTCGGCAAGGTCACGTCGATCTACACGCTCGGCATGGCGGAGCGTGCGAAGGTCATCGCGGCCCGCATGGTGAACCAGCTGCCGCGTGACACCCGCGTCAACGTGTTCTCTAGCGCGGATGCGCAGACCGTCCGGCAGATCGCCCGCACGTACCTCACCAGCGGCGACGCGGACCTGCTCGCCGCGCGGTGGACCAACGGCACCGCGGACACTCGCCGCGCGATCGTCGACGGCCTCTACGACCAGGTCTACCACGCGGCCGGGCTGTCCCGGACGCAGGCTGGACGCGACCTGATCGACGCCCGCCACGCCGACGCTCGCGAGGCGTACTCGACCAACGGCTTCGAGTACGTCGACCCGAACGGTCAGGTGGGCGCGCAGTGGCCGGGCCAGGTGCAGACCGTCTTCACGCTGCCGAACTTCGGTAAGGTGCAGAAGGCCGCCGGCCGCATCGGTCTCTACGAGGCCACGATGGGCCGGTTCTTCAACACCGAGTCGGTCGAGCAGCTGATGGCGCTGTGGCGCACGTCCGTGCTCGCCACCCCGGTGACCGCGAACCGCGCGATCATCGAGCCGTGGCTGAACGCGATCATGCAGCGCGACGGCCTGGCCGGCGTGGCGCTCGCGGCCAAGAAGGTGCTGCGCGACAGCGGCAAGCTGGACGCGAAGGGCATCGCGCGCTCGCGCGTCGCCCAGTCGATCGCGAACACGATCGGCTTCCGTGACGTCGGTCGCCTCTACGGGAGGCTGCTCAAGCGCGGGCTCACACAGGACGAGCTCGAGGCACTGCAGTCGATGCCCGAGGACCTGCTGGTCAGCCGGCTCCTCCACCAGGCCCGCTCGCACTGGGCCCAGGAGGTTGACCCGTCGGGCGCCGGTGACGCGAGCCGCATCGCCGCGGCCGGCCTCGAGCCCAAGAAGGTCACCTACAACACCGACCGTCCGTTCGACCCGAAGCTCCGCCAGCGCGCGGGCTTCGAGGTGACCGACGAAGTCGACGGCATGGCCGGCGCGAACGCCTACGCCTTCACGCTCGGGTCGCGGGTCAACACCGCGCCCGTGGTCGCGAAGGCGATTCTCGACCGCATCGAGCATCCCGACGAGTTCGACGTCGAGCACGTCGTGAAGGCGCTCGAGTCGCCGGACGCGAAGCCGCTGATGGACCAGACCCTGTACGGCAAGGTCTTCACCGACCTCACGACCGGCAAGCAGCAGAAGGCGATCACCGCGGACCAGATCGCACTCGGCAAGCGCCAGTGGGCCGACCAGATCACGGCGGACCTGCACCAGCTGACGACCGGGCGCAACGGCGCCTTCCAGTCCAAGATCGCGGACTTCATCCGCGAGCACGGCCACGGCCCGGACGCCGACTGGATTCAGGACAACGTCAAGGATCTGAACCGTCCACACCAGATGATCCGTCCGACGTGGACAGCCGCGCCCCCGATCCCGGAGAAGGACGGCTCGCTGCGTTCACTCAAGAACGCATGGGTCGCCGCGGCCCAGGAGACCACCGGCAAGGCGTACTCCTGGCTCGTCGAGCGCAACATTCAGCGCAACGCCACCGGGCCGCTGTTCGCCGGCGCCTACGCGAAGGCGAAGGTCGGACTCAAGGACTACAAGGCCGCGCTGGTCAGCGGCGGTTTCAGCGAGCCCGCGGCCGAGCGGATGACCGCGGAGATCGCGGCTCAGCAGGCGTGGGACCGGATCGCCCTCATGGTGGACGACCCGGCGCTCAAGATGCAGATGGACGTGACGGGACGCAGCTTCTTCGCGTTCTCGCGCGCCACCACGGCGATGCTTCGCCGCTGGGGCCGCACGTTCTGGCAGAACCCCGACATGGCTCGGCGGGCGCAGCTCGTCGCCGAGGGTGCCAACCATGCCGGCCTGGTCTACCAGGACCCGACCACGAACCAGTGGATGTTCGCGCTGCCGGCGACCGGCGTCGCCCAGGAAGTGCTGTTCCACAGCATGTCGCACATTCCGGGTCTGTCCGGGCTGGCGCTGTTCCCGTACGCGGACTTCGAGGGCCGCGTCTCGTCGATCATCCCCGGCTCGAGCGACCCGTTCCAGTACCAGACGACACCGCTGGTGAGCATCGCTGGTCGCAAGGTCGCGAACCTGTTCCCGAACTCGCGGATGATCTTCGACGAGATGGACTCGTTGCTGAACGGTCAGCAGGGTCAGGGCAAGAGCGCGTTCGACACGCTCATGCCGCGCCTCATCGGCCAGTACGTCGACAGTGACGGCCCGCTCGCGGGCGGCATCGACGGCAACGAGGCACGCAACTCGATCCTCACCTCGGCGATGGTCGGCTCGCTCTACAACCTGTACGCCGCCGGGCACGTCCCGCCGGACGGCGCCAGCGACGTGGAGGAGCAGCAGTTCCTCGACCGGTTGAAGACGGGCACCCGCTCGACGCTGTTCGCGCGGTTCCTGCTCGGCACGATCTCGCCGGCCACACTCACCACGCCGGACGGCGCGGCAGGCGCCGCCGGTCAGCCGGACTTCGCGTTCGCCGAGCAGGGCGTGAAGAACCTCGACGACGAGTTCAAGCAGATCGTCAACGAGGCCGGCAACTACCAGGACGCGCTCGCGATCTGGACGGCGCTGCACCCGGACAAGCTGATCTACACCGCGCCGGAGTCGACGTCGCTGGCGAAGGGCGCGAGCCTGCCGGCGACGAAGGCCGCCTACGACTGGATGGCTCAGCACGCCGACTTCATCAAGAAGTACGGCACGCTGGCCGCGTACTTCCTGCCGCCGGCCACCGGCGACGAGCAGTATTCGGAGCAGGCGTACCGGGCTCAGATCGAGGAAGGCTTCCGCGAGAAGAAGACCCCGAAGGAGTTTCTGGACGGGGTGCGGATCAGCAACGCCTCCACCGACTACTACGCGGCGAAGGACGACTACACCGCGAAGGTGGCGGCGGCGAAGGCCGCCGGCAACTCGAGCGCCGTCACGACGCTGAACTCGCAGTGGGCAGCGTGGTCGAAGGAGTTCAAGGGCGAGCACCCGACGTTCGCGCACTACCTGTCGGGTGTGTCCGCGAACTCCGCGGCCGGGCAGACCCTGCTCGCGAACCTTCAGACGATGGTCGACAACCACGCCGTCCCCGGCAGTGACCGTCTCAAGCAGGCCGTGGCGAACATGCTCGAAGCGGTGAAGGGCTACCAGACGTACGTCAACGCCCACCAGGGCACGACCAGCTACGCCGTGCAGCTTCGCAGCCAGGCGAAGGACCAGCTGCAGCAGTTCATGGACGCGACGCTGCAGGCGGAGCCGGACGTGAAGGGGCTCTACAACGGCGTCTTCCGCCCGGCGCTGGATAACGTGCTCGACTACGCAGACTGAGGGAGTAGATGACCGCACCGAATGGACTCCCGTCGGTCCCCAAGTGGCAGGTTCCGGTTTCCCCGTCGTCTTCGACGGGGAGCCGGAAGCCGGGCGACATATGGGATCTCGGCGCCTACTACGGAGCGCCGATCGTCCTGGGTGTAACCCAGGTCGGGGGCGACGAGATCAACCCCGCCACCGGCACGCCCTACTCGCAGGGTCGCTGGTCGATCACCACCGTCTCCTCGCAGG